TGTGGATTCTCTCTCGGTCATAACACCAGGTCAGAGGCACAATTTGCGAGTTATCCACAGTTCGCGCAGATTCGTTCGTTTCGAGGAGAACTAAGCCAAATGGCCCAAAATGAGAATAGATCAAAGAGAAATCAGGCGTTTACGCCGCAGCCGAACCAGGTTGCGATCGAGCACGTCATCGCTCATCTGGTCGCTGCCGGCCTGCTCACCGGCCTCGAGGTTGGTTTGATCAACGCGGCCCGGTCCGCAGCAGCCCTGGTCGATACAGATCCGTCGCCGGCCGCGATCAAAGAATACGGGAACTGCCTCGATCGTCTTCGCAGCATCGGAAAGGAACAGCATGACGCCTTCGACGCTTTACTCGAAGAGCTGCGCTCCGCGCCTGGCAACACCTGACCGAAGCCGACCAAACAAAGCCGACACAGCTCTCGCGATCATGCGAGCGCTCGGAACGCCGGCCATGCCCTGGCAGGAACAAGTCCTGCGCGTCGCTACCGAGCAGATCGGCGGCCGCCCGGCCTACCGAACCGTCATTCTCGGCGTACCGCGTCAATGCGGTAAATCATCTTTGCTGCTATCGGTCCTGCTGGCAGCCATGACCGACAACCGGAAACGGTCGGTCTACACAGCACAAACCGGATTCGACGCGAAACGAAAAGTCGTTGACGACTGGGCTCCCCTCATCGAACGCTCGAAGCTCGCGCCTACCGTCGACCGCGTCTATCGGGCAGCCGGCCAGGAAGCGATCCTGTTCCGGAACGGCAGCCGACTCGAAGTCATGGCGAACAGCCTGATCGCCGGACACGGCCGGACGATCGACGGAGCAGCAGTCATCGACGAAGCGTTCGCCGACTCCGACGACCGACGTGAGCAGGCCATGATCCCAGCAATGGCGACCAAAGAATCCGCGCAGCTATGGATCGTGTCTACAGCCGGAACCGAAGAATCCGTCTACCTCCGGCGAAAAATCGTGCTCGGCCGCCAAGCCCTCGAAGACGACCTCGATCGCGACGTCTGCTACTTCTCCTGGGACGCGCCCGAAGACTCCGACATCGACGACCCGGCCACCTGGTACGCGGCGATCCCAGCGCTCGGCTACACGATCAGCGAAGAAGTCGTCCGGCAGGCCCGCCTCACCATGTCCGAAAACGACTTTCGGCGGTCCTGGCTGAACCAATGGACGAAGACCGACGAACGAGTAATACCCCAAACCCTGCTCGACGCCTGCACACACCCGACCGCGCCCGATGGACAACTCGTCTTCGCAGCCGACATCAGCCTCGACCGGGCGATCGCCTCGATCGTCTGCGCTGACGAACACGGCCGCATCGAACTCGTCGACAACCGGCCAGGAACCGCCTGGCTACCGGACCGGCTCGCCCAGCTCGTCCAACGGCACGGCGGCCGCGTCGTCCTCGACGGATACGGCCCAGCCGGCCTGCTCGCTGACGACCTCGAACGGGTGAAGATTCCGGTCCTGCGATACACCACGCGAGACTGCTGCTACGCCGCAAACGCGCTCTACGACGCGCTCCTGGCTGGCACAGTCCAAATACGAGCGAACGACAAGATCAACGAGAGCTGCGCGGCCGCCCGAAAAAAGCCGATCGGCTCGAGCTGGCTATGGTCACGTGCCGACCCGGCCGCAGATCTCACGCCGCTACACGCGATGACGCTCGCCTACCATGCGGCGAAACACCGGCCAGAAGCACCAAAGAGCCGGCCGATGGTACTCTAAAAACATCATGGGCATCTTCTCGCGTAAGAAGCCGGAGCAACGCGAACGCGACATTCCGTTCGTTTATCCGTCGTATGGCTTCTACAACCCTCTCCAGGGACCAGTCACCGTCAACACACTCACCAGCCTCGGAATCCCGGCGCTGTACCGCTGCGTCCAACTGATCGCCGACACCGTCGCCAGCCTTCCCCTGAAGGCCTACCGCCACAACACTGAAATCGAACCGACTCCGGCGATCCTCGCCCAGCCGGACCGCACCATGACCCGGCACGAAATGATCAGCTCAACGCTGCTTTCGATGCTCATTCACGGCAACGCCTTCTGGCTACTTGGCGACCGCGACGCCCTCGGCTATCCCCGGCAAGCAGTCCTCCTCGCCACAGACGCAGTCAGCGTCCGCGCCGATGGTGTGCTCATCATGTACCACGTCGGCGGCCAGAACTACACAAGCGAAGACATTCTCCATTTCCGAGGCCTTCAGAACCCAGGCTCCCCGATGGGCATGAGCGTCCTCGAGCACCACCGCCGCACACTCGGCATTTCCATCGCCGGAGAAGACTGCGCGTCCGAGGTTTACAACGCAGGCGGCCTACCAGTCGGCGTCCTCGAAGCTGACGTCGAGATGAGCAAAGCCGAAGCCGAACAGGTGAAGAACCAGTTCATCGCCGCAAACGGCGGCCGGAACCGAACCCCAGCGATCCTCGCCGGAGGCCTGAAATACAAGCCTCTGAGCTTCAACCCGAAAGACCTCGAACTCATCGAAGCCCGGCAATACTCCGCGCAGCAAATCTGCACCATTTTCGGCGTACCAGCGTTCCTCGCCGGAGTTGCCGCCCCGAACTCCATGACCTACAGCAACGTCAACCAGGACTCGATCCATTTCGCCCGATACACACTCCGGCCCTGGATCAGCCGCCTCGAGGCCAGTCTGTCGACGCTTCTACCACGCGGCCAAGAAGCCCGATTCACAATGGACGCACTCCTCCGAGCCGACACGATCACCCGATACCAGGGCTACGAAATTGCGATCCGATCCGGCTTCCTGACGCCGGCCGAAGTCCGCGACCTCGAAGACTTCGCTCTCGAATCCGACACCGAAACCGACACCGAAGACGACATGACCTCGGAGGTAACCGATGTCCAGCTTTGAGATCCGTACCGTCGAATTCGCCCATTTCGAGGTTCGCGAAAACGAAGACGGACATCATCTCGTCGGGATCGTCGCCCCGTTCGGAGCGCTGTACGACGCCGGCCGCTACATGGAACGATTCGCCCCAACCGCGTTCGACAAGTCGATCAAGGAACGCGGAAACAAGATCCCCCTGCTTGAGCAGCACGCGACCGACCGGCTCCCGATCGGCATGGCGACAAACTGGCAGAAAACCAGCGATGGTCTGGTCGGAGACTTCCTGCTCGCTCGCACGGCACGCGGCGAAGAAGCCCGACAGCTGGCTATGGACGGAATGGTTACCGGCTTCTCAGTCGGTTTCATTCCAGTCCGTAACCAGACCGCCGAAATGAACGGAAAGCCCCTGATTACCCGGCAAGAAGTCAAACTCGACCACGTCGGCTTCGTCCGAAACCCGGCCTACGCCGAAGCACAGCTCGTCAGCGTCCGTTCCTACGACCCGGACGACCCCGAAACCGCGCCCCGGCTCGCTAAATGGAGAGGCCTGATCATCTAATGGCATCAAACTTCGCACAAACGATCGACGCCACGCCGGCCGTGATCCTGGTCGCCGAAAACGAAACACGGCCATTCTTCATTCAGATCATCGGAAATAACACGGTCTACGTCGGCGATTCAGCCTCCGTGAGCTCAACGAATGGTTTCCCGGTCGCAAAACACGCCGCGCCAGTCCAGATGATGCTCATGCCCGGCATGGCCCTCTACGGCGTCTGCGCTGCAGGCCAGACCGAAGAAATTCGCGTCTTCGCGCCACGCGACTAATGCCCAACATCATCGACATAGACGGAACGCTCGTCACCAACACCGGAGAACCACGCGCCCGAGTCATCGCGTTCGTCCGCAGGCTTCACGGACCGAAATACATCGTGTCCGGCCGGCCAACCTCTCAACGGTCAGCAGTCGAAGCGCTCATGCGAGCGATCGACCTGGACGTGGCTGGGATCTACCTGAACCCGGGCGGCGACCCTCGAACCCATAAGCGATCGACCGCTGAAATGCTGAACCGCCGCGAACAAGTCGACACCGCGATCGACAACGACGCCCGAGCTCGAGCGAGCTACCGGGCGCTCAACATTCCGAACGTGATCGACCCAGATTCGATCTGAAGCAACACTCCACAGAAACTTTCGCTATTATCCACAGAAGGCCGACCAGCTCGCCGCCTCGCGCACCAGCAGTCACCGGAACAAATCCCCATCTCAAGGAGAAAAATCCCGTGAAACTGCTTGATCAGTTGATCAACGAACGCGCCGAGATCGCCACGACGGTCGAAGCCACCCTGAACCGCGCCGCCGACGAGCACCGC